GACAATTCAACATACATAGCCATACGCAAATAGTTAGGAGGGCAATAATTTATAGCATTTATTTTAATAGCTTTTTTGAATAAGTTTTTAAACAATGTTTTGTCTAAATAGGTTATGTCTGCAATAGGAATAAAATTAACAAACACTTTATATGTTCCAGCGTGAACCGATGATTTTGCCTCTACTTCCTCGTAACCGGCTTTATAATATATATTTGTTAGCTTTGTTGCATATTCCATTGCTAATGGCGTAAAAAAATCATAGTCAGGTATTTCAATATCTTTGTTATAAAATCGGTCTTGTTCTGGTAATATATTATTTACAGCTGTTCCGCCGTAACATAAGGTATTATGTGTTCTTAAAAATTCTTCTAATATTTCTATTATTTTTTTTATAGTATCGGATTGTACTAATTTTTTTCCTACTTCATAAGTAGCACTATCAATAGCATTTCGTAATATTTTTAATTCTTTTTCTTCAAAAGATTTCATAATAAATTATATAATATAATGTGTTATTATAATATTTTTCCATAAAATAGAAAATAGAAAATAGAAGATATAAAATAGAAAAATACTAGTTATTATTGCTGTGATAAAATTCCTTGTAATGTACTAGCAACATCTGATACCGGTCTATGACTTGTAAAAGGAATAATAGGAAAACCAGTTGGAACATTAGCAATTAAATGATTAGGTTTTAAAATCCACGAATAGTTTCCTTTATTTGTAAATTGTTTTATATAGCTTTCTAAATTCGCATCTTTGGTTTGATATTTCATAGCTATAGCATTACAACCATAACCATAAGCTGACGCAAACTCATTGTTATTTACAGAATTATTTAAATTAGGCAATACAATAACAAAATTTCTCTTTGTTTCATCTATAAACTGGCTTGTTTTGCCTGCTATTTCAGTATATCTATAGGTTTTACAGTATGCACTTTTACCTTTTAAATTAATATATGTTTTCAATTTTGCTAATTCAACATTTGTTTCTATTATATTATTTGATGGGTAAAAATCACATATAACAATAATCGTTTTGTATAGATCTCTCATTTGAACATTTAATATTGATCCAGTTGTATAATTATGTTGTTTCATTATGCGAAAAGTGTTACTATCCGAAGTAGCTAGATCTAAGTATTGTTCAAATAGTGCTCCCATTTTTTCTAACATAGTCAAATTTGTGCTCATAACCCGAAAATTTAAAATCAAAGGATCGCGACTACAATTTGTATGAATAGCATCAAAAGCACGCGTTGTAACACTGCTTAATACATCACCTAAATCTAAAGAGTTATATGTTTCTTTTATATAGTTGCTATTTGCTGTCGATGAAGCTACTATTGGATTATTATTATATGAATAAATTTCAAAATCTAAAAATCTACATCCATTAGAAATCGTTTTTTCTAAAGCACATAAATTAACAAAATTATTTTTATAGCCATCACCACAACAACAATTATAAGCACTTTTAACATAATAATTTTTAAATATAGAATTAGATATATCAAATTTAGTTGTAGTTAAATCCGTTGCACTACTTGCTTCTACTGTATTAGCACTTGTAAAATAAGATTTTCCAATATTAGCCCTATAATATTTCTCTAATTTATCACATGTTCGTTGTTCTAAAGCTAATCTATCATATATCCAACCAAATAATATTAATAATATTAAAATCACAATACTCATAGTCATATACAAATATATTGATGGAGTAGCGTTTTTAGTGTCATTAGGTGATTTAGTTAATCCAAAAGCCTCTGTAATAGTACTAATTATTGAATTCATTGAACTTATATTAATATATTAAAACATTTAATTTTAATTAAAATACTTTAGTAGTTTATTAATTAACTATTTTAACAAATTAACAAATTAACAAATTAACAAATTACTTTAATATTAGTATAAAATTATTATAGTATATAATAATTATTAGACTATGGCAGGTGGATTATTAAACTTAATAGCTATTGGCGATCAAAATGTTATGTTGACTGGTAATCCTACTAAAAGTTTCTTTAAATCCACATATTCAAAATATACTAATTTTGGATTACAAAAATTTAGGATAGACCAAGTCGGACAAAAAGAATTGGAGGTTTCAAAATCTACAACTTTCAGTTTTAAAATAGAACGTTATGGTGACTTATTGATGGATACTTATTTAGTAGTAAAATTACCAGCAATATGGAGTCCAGTATACTATTATAATAAATATAGTGATATTAGTGCTGTTTATAGACCATACGAATTTAAATGGATTAAGCATATTGGATGTCAATTAATGGAAGAAGTTAAAATAATGATTGATGGAATAACTATTCAAAAATTTAGCGGTACTTATTTACAAAATGTTGTAGAACGTGATTTTGATTATCATAAAAAAGAGTTATTTGATATTATGACTGGAAATATTAGCGAACTAAATGACCCAGCTAATTTCAATAACCGAAACAACAATTATCCTAACGCATTTAATATAAATGGAACAAATACTGATATAAGCGGTATTGAACCATCTATAAGAGAATATAATTTATATATACCAATTAACAGCTGGTTTACAATGTCGTCTTTTATGTCGTTCCCATTAATATGCTTACAATACAGTAATTTGGTTATTGATTTTAAATTGCGACCATTAAAAGAATTATTTACTATTAAAGACGTATTATACGATATGAGTGTAAATACTTATAAAATAACTAACTATAATAATATTCCTCAAATACAACCACTTCAAACAACATTAGAATATCAATTCAATAGATTTATTAATCCCCCGCCAATGAGAAGTATATCTGGAGACAGTTATATTAATTTGACAAATAGAATAAATAGTAATATACATTTGCTATGTACTCAATGTTTTCTCGATAATGCAGAGCGTGAAATGTTTGCTAAAAATAGTCAAAATTATTTAATTAAAGAGGTCAAAGAATATAGTGTTAAAGAAGTTATTAAGACTAATAAAATTAAATTAGAATCAAATGGATTAATTAGTAGTTGGATGTGGTATTTTCAAAGAAGTGATGTTAAGGATCGCAATGAATGGTCTAATTATACTAACTGGCCTTATGAAAATAGTATTCCAAATGATTTGAAAAAAATCAAGATAGAGTCATCTGATGTATATTATAGTCCTCATTTTACTTATAGTGGTGATATTTCGAAAAATATTTATTATACTGGATATAATCCAACCATTTACGAACAAACCAATGTATGTGAGATTATGAAAAATTTTGCTATAATATGTGATGGCAAATATAGAGAACAAACATTTGATAACAGCGTATTTAGCAGAATAGAAAAATATAATAAGTCAAATGGATCCAATTCGAAAGTTGGTCTATATTATTACAATTTTGCTTTAACAACAGACCCTTATAAATTACAACCAAATGGTGCATTTAATACAAATAAATTTAAAACAATTGAATTTGAATATAATAATTATGCTAATCCACCATTTGACCCTAGCAATATTGAATTTTCAACAATTTGTGATCCAGAAACAGGCGCAATAATAGCAACGTCAAAAGACCCTATAAAAATTTATAAATATTCTTATAATTTGTATATAATGGAAGAAAAATACAATTTATTAATTTTTCAAAATGGTTTTGGTGGACTCCTATATAATAGCTAATTCTATGTATTATAACTTGTTATAGGTTGTTATAACTTGTTATAGGTTGTTATAGGTTGTTATAGGTTGTTATAGGTTGTTTAACTATAGGTTGTTTAACTATAGGTTGTTATATCTTAATTTTTGGAACTTTTCGTGTTCCATTATTTTTCGCTTTAAGCGCTAATTTTAGTGCCTTTGAATTTGCTGAACAACCACGTTCCAATATTTTATAATCTATGGCCGATGCTTTGCCTCCACTAATAGCACTTGCTAAACGCGCATAACCCCAACTATGTGCGCTTTGATTTGGACGTGACCCAGAAGAATAATATGCGCCGCGACCTTTTTTAACAATTTGTAATAAGGCATTTTTAGAACAACCCGTTGCATTTACTAACTCAGAATTTATTGCTATATTTTTTAGTTTATATAACTTTTGCGCTTTTGCTATATGGCCTGATTTTTTGGATTTATATGAGTCAACGTTTTTTCGTGTTAAATAGCGCTTCTTCTTATATGCGTTTCGCGATGCTTTTAATTGTTTAATTTGTAGTTTTTTATCTTTCAAACTAAGACGACGAGGTAAGTATTTAATAGGTATATTTATCATTTTTTATTTTTATTACTATTATACTATAATATTTATTATATATAAAAATATTATAATATGAAAGAACAAGTTATGAAAGAAAAAATCATAAAATTTGAAAAAGGACCGCACGGAAAAAAATACACAGCATACATTGAAAATAAGACAACCAAAAAAATACGCAAAATACATTTTGGAGCGTCAGATTATCAACAATATAAAGATAGAACTCCGCTTAAATATTATTCACATAAAAATCATAATGATAGAAAACGAATGCGCAATTATTTTAATAGACATTCTGGAACCAAAAAAAGAAGCGAAGCAATTAGTTTAGAAAAAAGAAAATCACAAGGCTATTATAATGCTAAAATTTTGAGCCATGTATATTTATGGTGAAATTATTAACCTATAGAAAATGTATAATTGATACAAGCTAGCAAACCAAGTTATTTATATTCCATTTCTTATATAATAAGTTAGAGATAAATTAGATGGATAAGGTGATGCCGGCATTGTTAAATATGCGGTAGTTGCTAA